AGCGGACAGTATTCCCGTCCGAGACACCTGCGTCAGCAAAAGATCGGTAGCCGCTCTCGGCGCTGCCAAGCGTGATCGTCCCCGTGCCTGTGGTCGAGGTCAACATTTTCGCTCTGTTTACAAGCGTCACCATATTAGATCACCTCATGCTGGGTCAAGAATGCCAACCGTCACGGATGTCAGCGTGAAAGTATTTCCGCTCGTGACCGCTTGCGATGCCGACAGAGAGCCGGTCGCCAGCAGGCGACTATTCAAAGTATCAACGATTGCGTAGTACGCCGCAGTTCCGGTGGCGGTGACAGACCCGTCAGAGATCGCCGCCACAGTCACCTCGCGCCCACCACCTGAGCGGTCAGCCGGAGCGCCGATTGACAGAGATGTCGAATTGCCGAGCGTGTATGTTGATGTCGCCTCGGCGTAGGTTGCAGGCTCGGTCGAGCAGATGTCAATCCGGTTTGCTTCGGTATCAAGAACGGTCAGGCCGTTGTCAAATACACGGTCGTTTAGTGTAGCCATTAGAAACTCCTCAGTTTCATGCGAATGCCGGTGCCGCTGTACCGAGCTTTCTCGCTTTCGAGATTAGCGGCTGAAACAGCCTGTTGGGCAAGACCACCCCACACGGATACGCGCGGGTCGTCTTGAAGGTACGGCGCGGCGTGCAGGAGTGCCGAATATAGATACACATCAGGATGTGACGATAACAGCCAATTGGTGGCGTTCTCATCATCCAGCGCCTCAATCTTGGCATAGTAGGTGATCTCGACGGTCTGCGTGTCGCTCGGCGTCGGATAAAACTCAAGCTGACCCCCGGTGATGCAGTACGCCGATACGTTGCCAGAGATGTCGTTGCGCCAAGCACGACGCTCGGCAAGATCGGCCTGCGACAGCATATCAAGCGGCGTGGTGCCTGAGCCTGTCGTTTTAACCCTGATTAGCTCCAGCCAGTCGCTCGGCAGGTCGAGGTACTGACCAGATGTCGATGCCGTGCTGCGCTTCTCCATTCGCCAGTGACGAACCTTGCGGTTCAGATCAGCCTCGGCCAGAGAAATGAATGTCGGGATGACGGACGTGAGGTCTGATCGATTGAGCCATTCGGCAATCGATGATTTGAGTTCGTCGTAGGTGGTTATCGCCATGCGTCCAGCCCCTGTGAAGTTTGCTTAATAGTAGCATCTGCAATATGATCTCGCTACATCAAGCAAACGGAGGTCCATATGGACAACGAGATTGAAGAACTACTGAAAATCCTAAAACAGCCGCGCCGCGTTCATAACCCATATGCTCTGCACGCAGCTTGCGAAAAAGCCGCGCGTATCATCGAGGATATGACCGCCAAGAAGAAGCCTGCCAAGCGGTCAAAGAAGTCAGCGGACGCCGAGTAAGCCTTGAGCTGCCGGTGCGCCGACGATTGCTCCAGCGCTCCCGTATCGCTTTCCGGCCTCGTAGATATTGCGCCCCCGTGCAATCTGCGGGGCCGCCTGACGTAACGCCTCAATTTGTCGGGTCAGATCAGACAGATCGCCCTGACGAGTGAGTGGAAGAGCAATTTCGCCCATCAAATCTTGGAATGCCTGCTGCCTGCTGGGGGCTGTCGATATTTGTCGGCGCAGCATCTCTGTGAGAGCTGTTGGCACCCCGCGCTCGCCAGACATCTGCGCAAAGGTCGGCTCGATGCGGTCCATGACCACGTCCTTTGCCATGTCGCGGATAGCCGTCTTTGAGTTCTGGGCGACGCTAGCCCGCATCGCCATAACAGAATAAACCTCATCCATCTGACGCATAAAGTCTTCAGTTTGGTCGCCGAGGATTGTGGCCATCTTCTCCTTACCTGCCTTGCTCATCATGACCTGCAATGGGCGGATGGCTTCACGAGCGTCCTGAGCCGGATCTGTCAGCGCGGCCTTGGTGTTCGCCATGACTTCGTCGATGTATGAGCGGAGACCCTGACGCAAGGCGCTCAACTCAACGTCGCCCATACCGTCAACTGCCCGCTTGACGTCGTAACGTGTTGTTTTGGGTTTCAACAACTCGGACCCAAGCTCTATGGCGCTCCGCAGGCTGATCGTGTCAGCAGCCGCAGAACGCGCGGCACCGTACTCAGGCACAATGTCGTCAAGTGCCGACCTGATGTCAGACGCAAGCCCGCGAGACGCTAAAGCCTCCGCAGGGTCGTCGCCCAGTGAAACGCTGTTAAGCGCTCGCGTGATATAGTCGATCTGTCGAACGTCCGGCAGTGTCTCAAAGATCGGATCGCCAGACTTTGAGAACGAAACCTTAATCTGCTGCGAAGGCTGCCGCTCAAGGCGCATCAGCCGCTCTGCACGCCTGATGACGGACTTATCAACAGCCGAAAGAAGCTCCTCGACCTTGCGGCCCGCCGCGCTGGAGTAGTCGATAGCAGCGTCGTATGCCGCGTCGTATAGCTCTTTGCGGATCGGCGACGTGCCGGACATTAGATCATCAATTTGCTGCGCAGCCGCCACGGGATCGCCTAGTGTGTCATTGAGCAGCCTATTAAATTGGGTGGCTGCCTCTCCAGCGACTTCGTTTATATTTTGACGCGCTACAGCTGCGCCGGTACTGGTCGAACTTGCGGCCAAATCAAGAAGGTTCTGCGTTGCTGGCCCAGACATACCGATAGACGCATAACGCCCAGCGCGTGATAGGTTCTGCTGCGACACCGGCAAATCCATCTGTGCGGCGGCGCTTAGAATATCCAATGCCCCCTCCTTGACGCCAATCTCTTCAGCAATCTCTTGCGCAGGCTTTGCCACCCGTCGCCCGATGAGACCGCCGACTGCGCCGCCCACAAGCGGGACCGCTCCGCCGATAGCGCCGCCGATACCCGCTGGCGTTAGGCCGCCAGACACGCGCTCATTGAAGTCCCCTCGATTTACGTCGCCAGCACCGTAGATCATGCCCTCGGTTGCGCCACCCAAGGCTCCAGCCAATGCCCTAACACCAAGACCACCGGCTACGGCAGGCGCTGCAAGCGCAGCCGGAATGGACGTTGCAAGGCCAGTTGCAATGCGACTGGCGGCGACAGTCTTGGGGGCCAGAATTTCTCTAGCCTCCTGAGCCGCCCGCATGGCAGAGGCAGCGTCTGGGCTAATCTTGCCTACAGCCTCGTCCAGCCAAGACCCAACGCCGATCACGCCCTTCAGGGCTGACGCGCCACGAGCCGCCAGCTCGCCTGTCTGGTCAATGATGTCGCGTGCGTAGTTGCGTCGTGATACGTCTCCGGCTCTCCCGCCAGATGCCTTGATCTCCGCAATGATTGCGGGGTCGCTGGTGGCGTATCCGTCTGCCATGTAGCTCTCAAGCCCAGACGCGCTCCGCACGATGCGCCCACCGTCATCAAACTCTTGAACAAGTTCATACCCAGCGGGGGCTGACGTCGGTGCCAGACCAATCGTCGAAGCGAAGTCATCAAACGACATATCGCTGTAGAATTTACTGTGAAACGCCTGAGCAAACTCCTGATCGCTCATGTCGTCATATTGCGGATAGCGGTCGCGCAGGTCTTTTATGTTGGCCATTTTTAATTCCTAATACCAAGCGGATCAGACTGATCCTGCTGCCCGTATAGCGTATCTTTCGGGATGTCTTCGCCGCGCAGCCGTGCAAGACCCTGCTCAATATAGAAGCGATATTCTTTAAGCGCCTGCTTAAATGCCTCCTCGCCTTGAGCCGTATTCAAGCGGGCGAGGGCAGCCTGCGCCTGCGCACCCTCAAGCTCTGTGATTTGACCGCCTCCCTTGAGGCTCTCAAATGCCTCTAGGAATACGCCGCCCTGTAGCTGCTCAACGCGAGCTTTCAGGTCTGCATACGCGGGCTGAAGGCTTTCGCCAAGCTCGCCGCCCAATCCTCGGAGCATGCCTTCGGCTCCAAGAATTTGATTGAGGTTGGGGTCGTTCAAGATAGCGTCGATCAGATAAATGGTGTTCTGCTTATTAGAAATATCGGCCTCGACCTGCTGGGTGCGCTCCTTTTCGGCAGTAGCCAGAGCCACCACAGACGGGTCTATCAGTCCGCGTGCCGCAAGCATAATCAGCGTCTCCGGCGGCAAATTGCTAATACCGCCTTGGAATATAGCGCCCATCATCGCCTGCTGCTGCTGGGCTGCCTTGGCCTTGCGGGCCATGTCGGCGCGGGCTGTGATGTCAGCCAGCATGGTCGCGTAGCTGTTGCCCTCTTTGCCCTGAAGGGCCATGCCTGCGTCCTTGATGGCCGAAAAGGCCAGCATCCGACGCTGGGTTTTTGAGAGGTTCGAATAGGGGTCTTCGAGGTACGAGAAATCGTCCACGGGAGGAGACGTTTGAAAATCAAGCACCCCGAAGCCCCCGGCAGGCTGGGAGTTAACCTGCTGGGGAAGTGGGGCGGCTAGTGCGGCCCCGTTTTGGTAGTTCGGATCAGGCGTCATGCCGGTCACGTCGGTGCCGGTTGTGTCGCCCATTGCGAAACTGTCAGTCAGCGCTGGGTCCAGCACGCCGAGTATGCGCATTTCCTCTGGCGTTGCCTCGACGCCAGCAGGGACGCCGGTGATGCCAGCCTTCTGGAGAGCGTCAAGGTCTGTCTCTGTGAGAATATATGCCATCTTCATGCTCTCCTTACGCTATCGGGAAGCCCATTCCGGCGGAACTGCCTGCCGCTGCGACGCGGCCCAAATTGTCTAGTATTGACGGGGTTTGCGTAGTTGTGCCAAGACCTGCTGGGAAGGCACCGGCTGCGCCGGTTAGGACGCCAAATTGTTGCAGCGGATATTGCTGCTCCATGAGATATGCGTTGTACATGGCGTCAAGCTCCTGCTGCTTAAGAAGCCGCTCGGCTTCGCCTGCCGACAATTTCGCTCCAGCGATGTCTTTCTGAGCGCCAAGGTTAGTCATACCGAGACCGGCAAGCTGACCAGCAGCGCCGAGCCGTGCTGCATCCTCGGCCTGCATTCGCGCGACAGCGCCCTGATAGCCCTGCGCCTGTAGGTTTCCGATTGTGTTTGCAAGCTGCGCCTCGTATTCGCCCTGACGCTCGCCCATGTAGACGTCGCCGCGAGACCCGAATGCGCCAGCGCGGGCAATGTTGGCCTCCTCGCCGGTAATCGCCTTCTGTCGCTGACGGTTCATCAGTGCAATTGTCGGGTCAATTACGTTCTGCGTGTACTGGCCGGTATAATCTGCCAGCGCCGCGGCTGTCTGATTTGGCGTGCGGCCCATGAAGTCCAAAACGTACTCAGACGCGGCTGACAACTCGCTGGGCAACGTCAGGCCGCCGTATCCTTGCAGCGCCTGAGATTGCAGGCCCGTCATGCCAGCGACACGGTCCCCGGTGTACGGCTGATATTCGGTTCCGTAAATATCTTTCGCGGCTCCGGTCACGACGCCCATGAACTCTCGCTGTTCTGGTGCCATCGTTGTCGTGGTGGTGCTTTTGCCCATCTATATCTCCATTTCGAAGTGCCGATGCGTCTCTCTAAAACCGTTTTTCGCAGCCATTCTGGCAAACCCGATCCTGCCGTCGGCCTCAATTGCATGCAGTTTACGCTCTTTTGCTGCGTGGCGCAAAACCTGCAAGGCGTATGGCATCCAGACGTTGAGGTCTTTGCCGCCCATGTGCTGGATGTACAGCGTTTTCCTGCGTGGGTACGAAATAACGCGAGCCACGAATGCCGCGACAGCGTCTCCGTTGACCCAGACCAAAAACAGCATTGCGGTGCCGTCAAGCAGGTCTTTGGTCAGGTCGTCAAATGTGGCGCTTCGCTCGTCCCGCGCAACCGACTTGGACAGCATCGGTGCCGCCAAATCAATAGCTGACTGGATGCCCTCTGAAACCGGCTCGATCTCTATAACCGGCGTCATCCATGCATCCTCGTGATGGCGATTGTTGAGGCAGGCGCTGCTGGGCAGAATGCCGTAGCTGCCGTAGCGTCAAGAAAGCCATTGGTGTCGCTGACCGCCCACATTGCCTCTAGGTAGTCTCCCGCCGCGAATGTAAATATGGCCGTCCGGCTGACCACGAGGCGTGCGCCATTATTCTTTAACGTGTTAACCATTGTCGATCCGACGGCATCAGTTCCGTTGACCCTCGGCCAGAAATAAAAGTCCACGCTTGATGACGATCCCGCGCTGATCTGCGCCGAAAAACTAATCATATATTCGCCAGTTTCAGAGAACACGATGCGCGACGGGTTTGTGGCGTCATTTGAGATGCTGTCGCTGCTGCTCGATGTGTAGGTTAGGGCGTATGCGGTATTGATCGCCGCTGCCGTCTGGTCGCTGCTGACAGCGCCATTGTAGTGGCCATCTTCCAAAACGATTTGCCGCCACTCGCCGTTTTTGCTGATCACGGGATACTCGTTGACGTCATCCCACAGAAGGGTGCCGTTTTGAGACGGGTTGTCCAAGTCTGTTTTGTGGCCGAGGTTGGGGATGGCATTAGACAGAAATGACGTTAGCTGCCTGCTCCACGTTTTCCAGTCGTCGCTGAGAGGCAGGGGTACTCTGATCATCTGCGACCACCCTGCCGGACGTCGGCCCTAAAGTTTCCGATGCGCCAGTTTCCCGCTGACTGGGCCTCAAGTCGCATGCGCACCTGACGCCCCTGTAGCCTCACATCGGTCGGCTGTGCCGCCGTATATGGGCCGTGAGACGTATCTGCGTCAGTCGGGTAGTATCGGGTCTTGAACGTCGCCTGCACGTCTCCGATGTTGATTTCGTCGGGAATGATCTGCATGACGTTTGCAACATGATCGCCGGAGCCGATCTTGAATGGGCCGCTCTCAACGAACAGCGAGGCGCTGTCATAGTTATAACCGATTTCGTGGTCATAGACGGTCCCCGCCGATGACGCCCAGATCGGCTTGCGGAATACGCCGCGATCAAATCCAGCCGTCCGGTCCAGCGAGCCGATCAGCCAATGACCCTCTTGGTAGTCATAGGCGACGTAGCTGTCGATCTCGGTGCTGCTTGTTGAGCAGTAAAACCACCAGACCTCATTGTTCTGACCGTTTGCCACAGCCCACGTCTTGCTGACCTGCGCCGAGTTTATATTGTCGAAAACGTGGTCATAGACGTCACACGGCAGCGCTTTAACACTGGCCCCATCGAATACATAGAAGGCCTTCTGCCCCATCCAGAAAACGCCGCCTGACGTGCTGGCCACGGCCTTTCTGGCGATCAGACCTGACGCCTCGCCAACGCGCTCAAACTGATAGACAAACGGCGGACCCGTATAGACCGCGCGATGCGTGTCTGTATCGGTCAAAATAAGAACCTGACCCTGCGCACGAATGCCCGCCATAATGCGGCCCGACGTTTGCAGCGTGTGGTCGCCAGCTTGGTTTGTGCTGGCTGCTGCCCAAGTCGTGTTGTCCTCGAAGTCGCACCATGCGATCTTGCGCGGATCGCCGCCAGCGCCAAGCGCGAATATGAACCGCTCCTCGGTTACGACGAGACCCAGATTGTCGGTCGGGGCGTTCGAGATAGCAGCCGCTGGCGTGCTTGTGCCAAGCTGCCACTCATAGAGCTTTCCGTCATCGATTGAACAGGCGACCAGATACTGTCCGAAAGTATCGAGAGACCAAGTTGTCACTTCTGAGTAGTTTCCAGTGTCAGGTCGCGGCTGACCATAGAAGCCGGTGCCGTACAGTCCGCCGCCGTAGCCGGTGTCAACCGAAGCGTCCTCGCTGCCAGCCGTCAGCCCGGCAGGCGTGATGTCGTAAGTCGTCCCGCCAGATGTTGAGGCGTAAAGTTTATTGTACGTCCCAGCCGCGATCCATCTACTTGCCGTGTTGTCTTCCCAAGCCAGCATTGCACGCGGTGCCGCCGCGTATGCTGAAGCCATGCGCTCCTCCCAGCCGCCAACCGGACCTAGCGCCCCCTCATGCCAGCGCACGAGGTTGCCGTCGCGCCAGCGACCCTCTGACTGCATGTCAGTGCCATGCTTTCTGAAGCCAGCGGGGATTTTTAGCTCAATCAGGGGCATTATGACACCTCAAGGTAGCCGGAGATCAGCACGTTAATGCCATCGTCGTTTGTGTCCACGGTGACGTCAACGGCGGTTGAGGGCAACTGCGTAACGTAATAAAGATCATCCCCATAAGTCGGGTTTGTGATGACGCCCGAACCAGTCACAGGGTTGTTGCCACCGCCGCTGAACGTATCCAAGTTTCGGTTCGACCATCCGAGCGTTAGTGTCGTTTTATCGGATGCGGTCGGAGTTTCGGTGTGGGGGCCAATATCCCAATATGCAGCGCTGCCCGTGCCATTACCGAGCGTTACTGACGCCGCCGCTGTATTTGGCCGGAAAACAGCTAGTGCGTATCTCGGTGAATATCCCGTCCACCCAGTCGAGGTAGTCCCGCCCTCAGTACCGTCTGCAGATTTGAAGGCAATACCCCCACCACCATCGTTGTAGATGCCGTTCGTGTTTCCGGCATATGCAACCCATGTAAAGTCAGACGCCTTAGATTGACTAGCGCTAGAGTTTGCGATTGCAATGACAATTATGTCACCAGCCTCAACCGATGACGGGATTGGGATTGAGTTCGTTTCGCCCGTAGCCGAAGCGACAAGGCTTAGGGTTGTTTGGCTTACTCTAGGGGCAAATGTCGGAAACGGGAAAGTCATTATTGCAGCGCCTGCACGATCAGGCTGGTGAAGCCGTTGATCTTGGTGATGAACAGGAAGAAGTCATCTCCGTCTGTTGTGGTCAGGCTGTCGCCGGACTGCTTACTGAAGCCCGAAACGGTGATGGTTCCAGCGCTAGCGTTGTTCGTCATCTGGATAACCAACGTGTAATCCCCAGTCGCCGTCGGCGCTGCCAAGGTGAACGCGCCACCATTGACGATGCGCTTCAGGTTTCCGCCAAGCGGTGTGGGCGTGTATGTGCCACTGGATTGCGTGCCGTCATTATCTGCCGTGGCAGTGTAGCCAGCGGTAAGATTGTCGCTGGTGTCGGCTTTTAGGATTTTGACATCCGCGTCTTGCTTTCCGGTGTCGAGCGCATCGAGCTGCGTCTGGATGTTGCTGGTTACGCCGTCAACATAGTTAATCTCGGTCACTGTGGCGGTGACGCCATCCAACACGTTTAGCTCGGCTGTGGTGACAGTCGCGCCGCTTAAGATATTAATCTCCGCCGCAGTCGCCGTCACAGGAACGCCGCCGATGTCAAAAGACGTGAGGTCAGGCGTCATCGGATCAGTGCCATTCAGCACATCAACGATGTCATCGAGCGCCGTGTTGATTAGCGTCCCCCAAGTGTTCTCAGCGCCGCCTACGGTTGGCTTTGTGATGGTGACTGTCATTGGCTTGGCCCCTTAAACTGTACCGCTTCGCGTGCGGAAAACCCGATTGTCCGGGTCATTCATCCATTTTTTCATCGCCTTGGGATCGTCAGCGATGCCCTTGCGCTTGAGGTCATAATACACAGACAGAGGTATTGACGCCACTCGCTGCATGTCGCCCCAGCGACCATCGTTGTCGTTATATTGGCGCTTGTTCTGCTTGGCGATTGCCGAAGCGTCCTGCTTGGTTTCAACGACGTACTCGCCCTTGTCTGTGACGTGCCAGTATTTTGAAATTCCGGTCAACTCGTCGTGGTCAAATAAACGTGCCATTTCTCGCTCCCATAGAAGAAGGGGGCGACCGAAGCCACCCCCTGTTTTCTTTGCGCATCGCTTACGATACGTTCAGGTCCGCGACCAAGGCGTGGGCCGCCTCGTTGTGAACCTTCAGGCCACCTTCCCACAGGATCATGTACTTGGTGGCGTCGCCGGTTTTGGCCAGCTCAGTGGTCTCGAAATTCCGAAGGCCAGCAACCGCTGCGTATTCAGGATCGAGGAACCAAGCATCACGCTCACGCTGGAAGCGGTTGGTCACCACCGAAAGAGCGCCGAAGTCGCTCATATATACGTCGGCGGTGCCGACGATGGTGGTCGGGCTGTCCGAAGGTGCCATGTAGCGCTGCGCCGCAATACCAGCGAAGCCGGACACAACAGTTTTGTTGTGCGGGCCGACCATCAGGATCGAAGGCTCGCCGCCATTGGTGTACGCAAGCTGCATCGCCGACTTCAGCATTGTCTCGGTGAAGTCGCGCTGGGTGCCGTCAGTACGAGCGTCGGTGCCGTCGCCGGTTGGCGAAACGCCGCTGGTGCCAACAACGTCGTTCGATGCGATCCACGCGCCCAGACCAGCGGTCTCAGGGGCAGTGGACGAGTTGCCTGCAACCGCCGCATTGTTCAGCAGAAGAGTTGCCTCGACGTCACGCTTCAGCTCTTTTCCGCGCTTGGCAAGTTGGTACGCGATTTCATCGTTGCGGCCCGCTGCGTCGTGCGCAGACAGGTTGTCAGCGATGACAGCAGTACGACGCAGGATTTGCGTGTAGTTGCCGACGCGCGAAGTTGCCGCGGTGCTGTCAAACGACGAAACGTCGTCGCCAGAGATACGCGCAGTGGTGTCAACCGCCGCCAAGCTGTCGGTCTGCCACTCGAAGTACGAGTTTCGAACGCTCTCAGAGCCGACATTCGACTGGAACGGCGTGGCTTCCGGCGAGATGTTGGTGATGGTGTTTGAGAGTTCTTCGCGCAGGCCAACTGCGTCGAATTTGGTGAATGTGTTTGCTACGATAGCCATGATTTTGCCCTCCTAGAGCAAAGATTTGATGTAGTTGGCAGCGTCATTGACGTTGCCGGTTTGACGAAAACGCTGTCGCGCTTGTTCTGCGCCTGACTTCGGCTTCGGCTGAGATCCCCGCGACCCTGACTTGAGGGTCTTTGTTGTGCGCTTGGCAGGCTTTTTCTTAGCCTGTGTCGCACGACTTTTGCCCTGATCGTAAAGCATGGCCTTTCGGGCCACCTTCACCAGTGTCGCGTTTTTCAGCCCATTAACGTCCTCCTCGGAAAATCCTTCGGATAGAAGGAATGTCCTTAGCTTCTGAGCCTCGCTTTCCGCGACACGACTGTCGCGCCATTCGGGGATCAGGTCAGGTAGGATTTGACGTTGCTGATCGACGTACTGAGCCTTGAGTTTCTCGGCTTTCTGTACTTCGATCTGGTGCAGCCGTTCCTGCTCCTGACGAACCGCCTGCAACTGAGCTTGACGCTCTTCCTGTTGCTTGCGGAACTGACGTTCAGCTTTTGCGGCCATTACGGGGTCTGCGTCATACAGAGTATCCCAGTCAGGCTCTTCAATTGCCAATGCCTGAATGCGCTGGACCAACAGTGGTAGTCCCTGCGCATACATTTGGCGCTCCTGCTCGACCTCAGCTAATTCTGCCTCCATACCTTTACGGATTTCGGCAAGCTCCTGGGTCTTGCGGGTGTAATCCCTCTGACGCAAATGTCCGTTCTTCAGCTCTTCAACCGTCAACTCTTCGCCGTCTACCTCGACCGTTGCGGCCAGTATGTCGAGAGTTTGGCTGTCGTCCTGATCAACGTCATCGCCGTCATCGTGATCGTCCTCATACTCATCCAAGGATTGCTCCTCTTCCTCGTACTCTTCGGACAGAATAGATGCATCATCCTCTAATGCATCCTGCGCTTCAGCCTCTGTTGCCTTGTCCTCAAGGGGGGCCATCATGGCGCTGATTGCTGCTGCTGCACTGTTCAGGTCAGTCCCTAGCGGGGTGCTGTTATCTGACATCACATTTCTCCAATATTATGCGGTCATTTTCCTAGTTTGGCAATTGCCGCATTATCTTTCATTGCACGGAGCTTCTGGCCAACGGCCTGTACGCCCCGCAGTTTCAAGTAGATGCCCTCGCGGGCTTCCCTATCGCTGGTCCCAGTCGTCTTGAACTCAGACCAGCAATCCTCTTCGATCTCATCCAGAAATCTAACCAGATCGGTGTCATCCAAGAGCCGCTTGGCGGCGGCTCCGTCGTCGATGATTTGCTGCTTAGTTTTCGTCATCTACACCCCCCCTGATGACTTCAGCCTGCGCCTTCATGACTTCCCGGTTGATCGCCAATTCGGCGCGGATTTTCTCGACGTCAAGCTGCGTGCCGTACTTGGCCATCATCTCTTCAGCCTTGACGAACAACTCTGCGTCCAGCTCGTCGCGCTTGCGATCATCTTCCATTTTCGCCTTCTCGCGCTGCATTTGCAGGTCTGCCGCCTTCATCTGCATTTCGGCTTGGATTTGCTGGATTTGAACCGCAATTAGCTGCTCATTGATGTCCGGCTCATCAGGCTGCTGCGGAGGCTGGAATTGTGCTGGATCAGACCAGAACTGAGACGTGTCTTTGAAGCCTGCAAGCTCGGTCATGGCCTTCAGCGTGTTCGACAGCTTCTGCATGTCGGTCAGCGGATTGATCGGCCCCATTGTGGATAGCGCCTCTTTCTGCATCTCGGCAATCTGGCGCAGCATCATCATGCGCTCGCTGTCGCTGCCACGCCCCAACGCCACGTTAACCGAGACATCCATGTTTGCGTTCCACACGCGCGGATCGATCGGCACGAACTCATTCGACAGGCGAACCATGCGCGGGCGATCCTGATGCGTGGTGATCAAGTGCAGAATGATCTTGTATAGCTGTTTCATGCCGGTCTCGGCAAAGATGCGGGCGATCAGCTCAATGTGCTGCTGGGCGGCGCTCACAGTGGCCTGAACTGCCGTTGCTGTGGATGACTGCAATGCGCCAGCATCAAGGCCCGCAGAAGCCTTTGAGATGCCTGTGCGGGCCTCTTTGATCTCGTCCATGTATTGCAGAACCGGGAACGCCTGCTGGCCGACGAACGGCATAGTCATAGGCTGCACCTGACCGGCTGCACGCTGCCTGATGACCGCGCCGGTCTCGGTGTTCATCACGTCCTGCATGTTCACCATACCCTCGACGACAGCAACGCGGGGGTGGATCGACATTGCCAAGCTGTCGAGCGTGTTTCGCATGATCGACGACTTGATCCGCTGAATATCTCC